ATAAATCAAGTTAAGCAAATTTTGCTTAATTCAGTTAAGACAGGAGCGACTTTAAAAGATGTAATGTATGAGATAGAGAGAATTTTAGAGCGGTATATTCAGCAAGGGGTTTTAGATGAAGAGCAACTCGGACGAGGAAGACTTGAAACGGTAGTAAGAACAAACTTAATGGAAGCGTATAATGAAAGTCAAAGAAATGTATATGAAAATCCTGATTTAGAAAATTTTGTTGTTGCTTATCAATATTCGGCTGTAATGGATGCGAGAGTGCGACCAAATCACGCCTGTCTGGATGGAAAAATATATAGTGTAAAAAACGCAATTTGGCAGACTATTTATCCCCCGAATGGACATAATTGCCGCTGCGTAGTTATTCCAATAACACAATATGAAGAATGGGAAGAAGACGAGTTGCCTGATTTATCAGTTTGCGGACCTGATGTCGGTTTTCATAAGCCAGGACTTTTATAAAAAAATACTTGACATTGAAATTAACATTAATTATTTTTAATATTAATGTAAAAAGGGAGTGAGGACATTATGTCAGTAGTTGAATTAGGAATAAGTGAAAGAGATGTTTCATACCCTAAACCGCTTAAAACTATTTCAAAAAAAATAAAACAGCAAAAAGAAAAAATTGATACAGGAGAGACTTTGGAATATGTTCCGATTTTCAAAGCAGGTAACTGGCAAGGAATGGATTTTACAATTGATGATTTACAAGAAATTGTGGATAATACAAATGCTCTGATTAAAGCAAATATTCACGAACCGCCATTAAAATTAGGACATAATGACAACCAAAAGTTTGTAGATGGTTTACCTGCAATTGGCTGGGTTGCGGGATTAAAACTTATTGGAGACCAGATTTTTGCTAACTTTGTTAATGTTCCGAAAAAAGTAGTAGATGCTATACGACGCCGGAATTATTCTAAAATTTCAAGTGAAATCTATTTAGAATTTATTCATCCGAATACGCAAAAAAATATCGGTAAAGTTTTAAGAGCGGTAGCTTTATTAGGAGCTGATATTCCAGAGGTGAAGGGTTTAGGGGATATTGAAAAATTATACTCCGAAAACAGATTTGAGAAAAAAATAATAATGTTTTCGGAGCAAAATTTTAAGGAGGTAGATGATATGAAAGAATTATGGACAGAACAAGATATTAAAAAATGGTTGCCTTGTTGTTATGAAAAAATAGTTTTGTATATGAAAGAAAAAGGCAAAAAAGAGCTTACGACAAAAGAAGTTATGCGTTTTATAGAAGAGAAAAAGATTAAGTTTAAAGATGAAGCAGAGCAAATAGAATGTCCACCTGGGTTCAAATGGGACGAAAAATTACAAAGATGTATTAAAACTGAAACTTCAACAAAAGACGAAGCAGTTCCGGAAGAACAGAAAGTTTGTCCGAAGGGTTATAAATGGGACGAGGCACAGCAAAAGTGTGTAAAAGTTGAAGAGAAATCCGAAGAAGACAAAGACAAAGAAAAAGAAAAACAAACTAAAGACGAGGATAAAAAAAAGTCTGATATTAAAGAGCAGCAAGAAGGAGACGAAGACGAAGATGAAGACAAAGACGAAAACATAGACGAAGAAGGTTCTGATGATGAAATCGGATTAAGAGATATTTTAGCAGATGCAGTTTTTGAAAAAAGTTATGATGATTTATCTGACGAAGAGAAGGAGAAAATACATAATATAGCAGCAAAAGTAAGAAAAAGATTTATTAGACAAAGATTTATTAGACGACCAACAGAATTACAAGAAGACAAAATAAAAGAGCCTGATAAATGGGATGATGAATTTAAAAAGAAAATAGTTGATGAATTTGAGAAACTTCCGGATGAGCAAAAGAATGTAGATATAGAATTTCCAGAAGATTTAAGACCGCCAAAAGAGTGGTGGGATAGATGCATTTCTTCCGTAAGTGATGTAACAGATACACCAGAACGATTATGCGGATGGGTATATTATAATTGGATGACACCTGAAACAAAGAGAGAAGTTGACGCTTTAAAAACAAGTGAAAAAGAAGACGAAAAAGTTTTAAAATTGAAAGAAAAATTGAAAAAACTTGAAAATGAAAAATATCAGAAACGATTTGAAGAACTTATACAACAAAATAGAAAAGTTTTATTGCCGAAGTTTGATAATAAACTTAATTTGATTTTTAATGAATTACAAAAAACCAAAAATATTATTGTATTTAAAGAGAAACAAGACAACAAAGAAGTTGAAGTTAAAAAAGATATAAGAGATTTGTTTATAGAATTGCTTGAAGGGATAGCAAAAGAAAAAATTGTTATATTTGGAGAATTATTAAAGACTGGTGAAAATAAAGAAAAGATAAATATTAAAAATTTTATAGAAACGGACGAATTTGAGCAGTATAAAAAACAGATATTAGAGAAATATGAAAATAAACCTGTTAAAGATATTGAAATAAGTTTTCTTGCTCAAAAAATACAGCAAGAAAATAAAAATTTAAGTTTTAGAGAAGCTGTTAAAATGGCTTCTCAACTTTTAGAAAATTCTAAATAAGGAGGTAAAAAATTATGGCATCAGGAGCAACACAAATTACAACAAGAAATTTAACTTTTGTTGCGGGTGAAGATTTAACCGACAAACTTTATTATGCGGTTACTTTAAATGAAGATGGACAAGTTGTAATTCCGACAGCAGCAAATGCGATGATTATCGGTTTTATTCAAAACAAGGCTTTAGCAGGAGAAGCGGTTTTGATTACAATCGGCGAAACATCAAAAACAGTTGCCGGCGATACAGTAGCAGTTGGTGATTTGTTAATAGCAGATAATGCAGGTAAAGTAATTCCTTGTCCGACAACTGCAGGAACTTATAATATCATAGGTATAGCATTAGATGCTGGCGAAGATGGTTCAGTTATAGAAGTTTTAATCAGACCTATGATAAAATATATAGCCGAAGAAGCCGAAGAAGGAGAATAATTTTTTATTTATAAAGTAAGGAGGTAAAAAACTATGGCAATATCAGAAAAAGATGTAAGTTATTCGCAAGTATTAACTGATGTTAGTTTGAAATATCAAAATGCGGCAATGGTTGGTGAACAGTTGTTCACACCAGTGCCTGTTCAAAAAAATACGGGATTATACTATGAATATGGCAAACAAGATTTAAGATTGTATAATTTGGATAGGGCACCGGGTTCACCTTCAAAAGAGATAGATTGGGCAGTAACAAGAAGTCAACCATTTTATACAGAAGAAATAGCAGTTAGTATGCCTATACCACGAGAAGTTGAAGAGGTTCAAGATACGCCACCACTTAACTTACAAGTTGATACGACAGAATATCTAACAAATATTATTTTATTAAACATTGAGAAAAAGATAGCAGATATGGTGCAAGATACTGCATTATATCCAACAGACCACGTAGAAGATATTAAAAACGACTGGGGAGATGATGAATCAGACCCGATTACAAAAATAAGACATTATAAAAATGTGATAAGAAGCAAAATTATTATGGAACCTAACACATTACTTTTAGGAGCACAAGTTTACAACAGATTACTTGACCATCCAAAAATCGTTGATAGAATTAAATATACACAACTAGGTATAACAACACAAGAGTTAATGGCAAAGATATTTGAAGTTGATAGACTTTTAGTAGGTAGAGCCGTAGCAATTACATCAAAGGAAAGAAAATCAGAGGAGCAAAGTGATATTTGGGGTAATGTAGCGATACTTGCTTATGTGACACCAACACCTGGTTTAAAACAAATTACATTTGGATATTTATTCAGACAGAGAGGATACCGAGCAGTTGAGACTTGGTATGACGACCATCGCAGGAGTACATTCGTCAGGGTTATAGACAAGTTCGTTCCGAAAGTAGTTTGTAATTTAGCAGCAGCTTATCTTTATAATTGTGTATAATTTTGTCATATCTTTTGATATGACCAGAGAAGAGAGATTAATTTAATATCTCTCTTCTCTTTTTTCTTTTAATTTTTAGGGAGTATTGTAATGACTTTCACAGGATACTGCACAATTAATGAGGTTAAAGACAAGACAATTGAACGAGCGATTGCTGATGCTGATTGGACTGATGATAATATACAGGCACGAATAAATGAAGGTTGGGGATATATTGAAAGTGTTTTATTTCTGCTTGGTTATACAAGAGAACAACTTTTAAATTGTCAACTTGTTAAGTCATTAAATATACTTTATGCACGATATGCGATTATTCGTGATATCTTTCAGAACATAGCACCAAGCGAAGGCGGTGAGCCAGGATTTTCTAAATGGCGTGAAGAAGTTGATAAAATTTTGGAGCAGATTAAGACTGGACAAATAATTTTAATTGATAATGATGGAAATAGAATAACACCAATGAAAGATAATTTATCAGCGACAGGATTAATAAATACAAAAAATACAAAAAGAATTTTTTCAATGGCACCGAGCTATGAATGGAATATTGATGTTTCTTATTGGGAAGAACAAGTTATTGGGAAGAAATAAAAAAGGAGTGAATAAATGGAAGGTGGAATTGCTATAAGTTATAGAGTAGATAATATTGAAGCTATAAATGAAATATTGCGACAAACGCAGTCAAGGTTATATAATACACGGTCAATGTATGCTAAAATAGCGGTTTTAATGAAACAGAATATAGATAGAAACTTTATTCGTCAAGGAACAGAGCGTGGCCGTTGGCAACCTTTAAGTCAAACAACATTAGCACGAAGGCGTAAACAAGGTAGAGGAGCTAAAATTTTGATGGATACAGGACTTTTAAGAGCAAGTATAATGTCAGTATATACTGATGAATATGCAGCTGTTGGAACGAATTTGAAATATGCCCGAACACATCAATTTGGAGCAAGACGAGGAGAATTTAGACGAAATTATCTTGCAACTGTAAATAGAAGAACAAGACGAGGAATTGTTCAATATACTCGTAGAATTCCTAACATTC